TCCTATTGAAGGTACTAATATCGGAAGTGCTTGGTTATTAGGTACTAGAAGATTACCGACGATTAAGAAGTTCTTCTTGAAACACTCTAAGGAACGTATGGAAGGATTGTTAGACGGCTTTGATTACTTAACTAACTTTGTTATGAAGAGTAACACGTTGAGTTATAGGTGGTTGAAGTGGTTAGGTGCAGAGTTTAACGATTGTCACTTGGACGGCTATATGTCATTTATATTAGAGAGGAAGTAAGTATATGTGTAGCATTGGATTAGCAGGTTTAGCATTAGGAGCAGCGTCAGCTGGTGCGTCGGCTATAGGCCAGCGTCAGCAAGCCCGTATGCAGTATCAAGCGGCTAAACAACAAGCTGATATGCAACGCCAACTGCAAGCACAATCTATTGCTGCTGCTCAAAGAAAAGCAGGGTTCCAAAGAAGTGCCGCCGTATTAGAAAGACAACAGCAACAAGAAACAATACGACAAGAAAAAGGTAGAGTATCAAAAGCTGGTGAAGCTATAAAGTCGAAGGCGGTAGTAGCAGCAGGTGAGGCAGGTGTGTCTGGCTTATCTGTTCAAGCATTAATGGATGACTATATAAGACAACAAGCAGGGCAAGTAGCAGCCCTTACATCGCAAGATAAACTATATGCTTTACGTCACGGTTTAAATCTTGAGCAATTAGGATTAGCATCTCAGCAGGAGATAATGGGACTAAGTAGACCGATCCTTGATCCGATTAAAGATGAACCAAGTGTTTTAGGTATGGGTTTAAGTATAGCACAAGGAGGACTGAGTGGTTACTCGATGGGTAAAAGTTTTCAAAATACACTACGACCTGCTTACATAGACACAGGCATGGGAACTTCTAGTTATATGCCCGACACGGATCAATACACATTACCAGCTCGTTGACCACTTGCAATAGGGGGAAGATAATGACAACTAAGAAACGAGTAGAAGTCCAAGGATTAGGCGAAGCCCCTAGCGTTAAACCTGTTGGTCTGCCTAGCTATCAATACGGGATTACACAACTACAAGCACCTAAGCCACAAGTAGGAACTTCTAAGTTACTAAAGTTTGCAGGTGACCTCAGTAAGGTTGGTAAGCTAAGTGAAAGTTATCTGGGGTTCCGGCAGAAAGAAGCTATAAGAGAGCAACAAATAGATAAAGCACAAGCTGCACAGTTTCAAGAGGAGCAAAGAGAACAAGAGAAGTTCGATCAGGTGTTATTAAAGCAGCACTTAAATACGGTTACGCTTCCTAGTTTACAGCAACAAGCAGAATCTTTAGTAGACATACAGAAGTATACAAAGAGGGAGCAAACATCACAAGCTATCGACGAAGCGATTAGTAAAGAGTGGGAGTCGTTAAGTGAGACTTTGGGTGGTGATGTAGCAGATAGCTTGGCTTCTAAGGCTTTGTGGAACTCAGTCGTTCCTGGTGTAAAAGCAAAGTTAATGTCTCAGTACGAGACGAACAGGGAAGGGTTTACTATAGCAAGCCAAGGTCAAGATTTAATAACTCAGCTTGGGCAAGCTACAGTGAACGGTTCGATCGATCCCTTTAGCCTAGAACTCATAGCCGAACAACGAGAAGCTATAATGGTAGAGCAGGGCATAACTGACCCAGCTACTAGGCAGAAAATACTATTAGACGGTTATACAGCACAGCTTGACACTCTAATAACAAAAGATAAATTTAAAGATGCTAGGTCTTTCGTTACTGCTATGGAGTTAATGAAAGTTAACGGCAGACGTGTTTTTGGTTCCGCTCAGTCTGTTAAAACCATTAATGATTTCATAACAACTCTAGAGACAGCTGAGTCAAAACAAGGAACAGTATCTAAAGCTACGCAACAACAGAACTTTGGTGGTTTCTACGAAGCCGCATTAATTGGTTTACATGGAAAGCAAAAGTTTGGAGGTGCGATAGAACCTAACCAGATTTCGGCTTTAAAAACTAGTTTACAAACTTTGAGCTCAGAGCTTAAAAATAACCCAAAAACTTTAGATGAGGTAGTTTCCTCTATTGTGGAATCTAGAAATCCTGTAGCTGCGTATGAAAATAAATTATCTGAACTCTCTCAATCAAAGGACGCTCCTGATCTTGCTTTAGAATTATACATGGGTAATAGGGCGAGGTTGAATAGTATCAGAGAAGATGTATTAGTAAGACCTCGCCAACCGCTTAATTTATCTGCTGATTATAAAAAGCAACAAGAAGAAGAGTTCTTGGAGTGGGCTGAAAGTCAGACGGATAAACCACCTACTGTTAAAGATTTTATATTAAAGCAAAAGAAAGATTATGTATCTTGGGACACACTGGATCAATTAGGCATAGAAGCGGAAGAAAGAGGTGCGATCCTAAACTCCACCTATTACAAGGGCGTAGGTTCTTCTATAGGTAAAATGATTAAGAATGAAACAGAAACATACTTCGCTGAAGACTACTTGAGTACCGAAGCCGAGGTTGAGGAAATTTATAAAGGTACATCAGGACGGGAGTTTCAACGTAGTGCCACTGAGAGGATACAAGAAGCTTTAAAGAACGCTGCACCCAAAGACGACAAGGAAACTATTAAGCTTGTAAACCAACTGGAAAGACAAGAGAAAGAGCGTTGGTTGAGAATTGTTGAAGCCAAAAACGATGTGTTAGAAATGAAGCCTGAGAGTCAAATATCCGTCGAGGGGGAAGTTCAGAGAGCTGAGTTAGAAGTGGATATTAAACAAGTACGCACTAAAGAACTAAAAACATTTGGTAAAGACGTAGCTTACGAATCTTTAATGCGAGTTAAAAGAGGAGCACCTATAAGTTCTATAAAACGTCAAACTATAGAGGATGATAGAATAGATATGGAGTCAAAGAATTTCATAAACCAACAAAGACTTTCATATTATAACTTTGGTTTATCTAGTTACAGTAGGGATGGAGTTAAGAAAGTAAGTGAACTAGATTTAGATACTGATGATGTTGTGTTGTTTGGTAGTAGATCGGAAGCTGAAATTAAATTAAATGAATGGGCTGACATCCTAACTAAAGATACAGAAGGCGTGCAACTGACTGCTGAAGAAAAAGAAATAGCAGAACAATACATTGAGTTAGGGATTACGAATGTTGACGATCTACTAAGATTCGGTATTGTGCAGCTTGATTTAATAGATAGACCTAAGAAACCTTTATAATATGCCTACTTTTGAAGAGTTAAGAAAGAGTAAATACGGTGATAGTAAACCTCAATTTGAGGAGGAGGAAGTTGACGACTCTACAGTACCGTTAGAAGAAAGATTACCCGCTCCGTATGAAGATGCGGCGGATATAATGGTAAGTGAACTTCTTAATCCAAACACTCAACTTACAACAAAGCAACAAGAACAAAGCACTAGTGAGGCGTTTTCAAGTGAGCAGTGGTTTGGTTTGACTTTAGGAACTAGCTTTGAACTCACTGCCCCTATAGCTAGTAATCTTGCTTACATTAAATGGTTAAATAGAGCAAAGGCTGCGGCTAAAGTTACGAAGCCTTTTAAAGCTACTCCGTTAGGATTACTTGGTTTTGGTGCTGCGGAAGTAACAGTTGGTGCGTTATCTAACATAGCCAACCAAAAGATACAGTTACATTACAAATCGCAGAAAGCTTTTAAGTTATCCGAGGTAATGGCTGCTGGTGTTTTTAACGCTAGTCCTGTTGTTAAAGTTATAGACGGATTGCCTGTGTTTAAATTCCTACAACCAAAAACAGGAAGTAAGTTTTCTTACAGAAACATCGTAACAAAAGGAGGGGAGAAACTTGTTAGTGGAGCTGCTATAGGTATTCTTGAGTCTGCTTTCAGGCAATCGGTTTCCGGTTTATTACAAGAACAAGATTTATTCGATGAATCAGGTAATGTTAAAGAAGGTGTTTACAGGGACTTATTAGTATCAGCGGGAGTGGGTGCGACTTTAAATACAGCTTTACACGGAGGTGTTGGGTTATTCAGTTACTGGAGGACAAAAGGAAAAGCAGGTAGAGCTGAAGCTGTAAAACTCACTGATTTAATGGAGAGTGAGTTAGTTAAGCAGGTAGACGACATCAACAAAGAGATACAGAAAGAAGCTGATGATGTTGGGATTTTTACTAACTTTGCGAAAAAGAATGCTAAAATAGCTAAACTAAAGAAACAGCGAAAGCAATTAGAGGAAGCTAAAGAATTAAACCAACAGCTTAAAGAGGAAATACAAGAAGAGAATGCTAGAGTTGATGAGGCAGAAGCTAACCCTAAACCTATAGAGGAAGAACAAAGTTTAACGGAAGAAGAGTTAGACGCTCCAGATGAGAAACTTAGAGAGGTTGAGGAAGAGGTAGTTGAGGAGCCTAAAACCGTAGAGGAAGAAGTAGAGGTCGAAACTGAAGAACCTACGAAAGTAGAAGAGCCAGTACAACCTACAGCTAAAGAACCTGAGACTGCAGTTCAAGAAGAACCTATTAAGGAGGCTGAACCTCCTAAACCCGAAGCAGTACCAACACCTAAACCTAAAGTATTAAAAAGAGATAATGTATTACAAAGCCTGATAGACAGAACTAAAGCTGCTTTTTCAGGTGGGGACGTACCAACCATTGAGGGTGCTAATATTATCCGAGAAGGTAAAAAACTTTACGATAATTCTATTTCTATATTCACAAAAGCTATACATACTTTCAGAGAAGGAGGTAATAAAGATGTCAGGGCTTTACAGATTGCTTTAGATGAAGTCGTATTTTTAAGGAAGTTAAATCAAAAAGTTAGCGACCCATTATCGACTTTAATAGGTAGAGGGATGCAATCACATAGACAGGATGCTGCTAAATATAACTACCAAACAGTACTTAGTGAAAGAGCTGGGGCGGAGAGTGACGCATGGAGTGATGTAGAGAAGTCATTAAGGCAAACAATAGAGAATGAAGCTGATGTTACTTTATTTAAAAACATACAAGATGCTCTAGATGTAAGACCTCGTTTTAAAAGACTAGGCGAAGAACTAGACAGACAAGCTACTCAAGATTTTAAAAATAAACTAAGGGAAGCTACTGAAAAGAAACCTAAAGAAATACCTCAAGAAGTTATAATATCTAGGTTACAGAAGAAGTTAAGAGAAGCACAACAAGAGTTTGCGGGTTTAAAACCAGAACAAAAAGCTAAGAAAGGAAAAGATAAGTCCCAGGAAGAGATAGACATACAGAAAAAGTTAGATTTCTATGCCACCGGTAAACGAGAAGCTAAACAATTAGCACAAGAAGAGAGCCGCCTAGAGACTTACTTGGAGTTACTTGAGGAAGGAGACATAGCTAAGATTAGGCAGCAAGTAGGACCAGCACCTGATTGGACTAATAAGAAAGCTGTTGGATCGTACTTAGCTACTATCCGTAAGGTAAATAACAAAACAAAAAAGTTATTACAGAAACAAGTAGTCGAGTCAGACATATCTTTACAAGACCCCAGTAAGGTAGCTAAAGCACAAGCTAAACAGAAAGCACAGCTGGAGAAGCGTCTTAAAGAATTACAGAAAAGGTTTGGTGATATAAACAAGATACGCCCTAAAGATAAACCTAAGAAAGCAGAAGCAGACGCTGAGATAGAAGATTTAAAGAATAGAATAAAGTTTCATGAAGCCAATGAAGCAGATGCTTTAAAATTAGAAGAGGCGTTAAAGGAACGTGCTAGACTCTTAAAGGTAGAAACAGGTCCATTGGGACAACAGCGAGCTGAGATAACTAAACCTAAAGGACCAAGTAAAGTTCCGGGCGAGTTAGAGAAAGTAAATAAAGATATTGCTTTCCTTCGTAAAAATATGCGTCAACGTGTTGATGATATTGATAGAGCTAGGTTGGAAATGGATGAGGCCTATCAGGAAGCTAAGATGTTGGAATCTATCCGTAAAAGAAGAGCTATTGCACAGAAACGATTAGACGAAAGACGAGCGAGGTTAGGTGATGACGATGACTTAGATAGCAGGGCAGCTGAAAGAGCGGGTAGAAAGATAGAAGAAACTGATCCTGTACTAGTAGAGACGCAAGAGAAGATTAAGTTTTACGATGAGTTGGAAGCAGAAGCTTTAAAGAAAAAAGAACTTAAAGAAGAGTTAGCTAGAAGAGCTGAGATGGAAGGTAGGGGTGTAGTATCAGAGATGAGAGCACACTTAGCACCTAAACCAACTGGCCCCCAAAAGGTAAGAAGCACGGATAAAATTAGACAAGAGATACGAGACTCTGATAAAAGAATGCGTGACAAGTTGAAAGATATAGACGCAGCCCAAGATTCTTTTAGGGAGGAGCGGATATATGAATCTGTACGTAAACAAGCGATGCTTGCTGCACAAAGAGATGTTGAGACTAAACTATCTAGGTTCTTTAAGGGGTGGGGTAATAACAGAGTTTACGCAATGATATGGCAGACTAGTTCTGTTATTGCTAGTGCTTTAGGTGGAATCGCTAGTACATTCAAGCAGTTTGCTAAACTGGGAGCGGAACCTATTGCTGACTTGATGAGTACTAAAAAATACAGAGGCACTCAGATAGGTGCTTTACAAGTTTTAAAAGCTAATGCTTACGGTTTAAGAGAAGGACTTAAAAACTGGAAAGGAACAGGCAGGGCTGTAGCTATGACGGCTAAGAATTTAGAAAGTGCAACAGGTGCAGCAGGGGCGAACAGATTAACTGGAGATATTTCACTAGGAGACCCTGAGAAGTTGTTTGAGGCAGCCGAAGAATTAGCGAGAAGAAAGAGGTTACGTGGGGAAAAAGTTACTGGAGTTCAACATATATTTGCTCGTATGCCTATTGGTAAGATGTTAAACGAATTACTTAAACTACCACTGCGTGGCATAATGCCTATAGATGAACTTTTCAGAAGACAGTTACTAAGGTCAGAGCTTATGTCTGAAGCGTGGAAGGATGCTTTTGAAGCTATACCTAATGACCCTAATAGAGCTAGTGAATTAGCTGCTGATCTTTACAAACAGAAATGGACTAAGGACCAAGGTATCGAGATATTAAGTCAAGAAGGTGTAAACGCTACTGCGACTGATACCATTAATAGAGAACTTTTGTTTGATTCTAATGTAGCTAATTTAGACCCAACCGAGATAGCACAGCCTATATCTGACACGGTGTTAAGGTTTGTTAAAGAATTGAAACTATTAAAGGATAATCCATCGGCAGGTGCGTTGATACATTTACTTGCTCCTATAATGACGGTTGTTGCTAGGGGTGCGGGTCGCTCGATACGTGTTGGGGTTCCTGTAATACCAGCAACACAAGCTATTAGAAACCCTTACAACCGTAGGATTAAAAGAGTAGAGGGTGAAATTAGGAACAAAGATAATTACATAGCACACGAAGAGACTACCCCTCAAAGACGACAAGAGTTACAAAAAGAGAAAGAAGAACTAGAACAAAAAATAAAAGAATTAAAAGGAAGAAGGATAGCATACCATAGAGACGCTATAACAGACACTTTGATGGGAAGCGGTATGATGGCTGCGGGATACGGTATGGGTGCAGCCGGAGTCGCTCTAGGGACTTTAGCTTGGATGACCCCAGAACAACGTAGGAAGTTTGAACATAAAAACCCTAAAGCTAAAGCTAACACTATAGAGGGATGGGGATACAGGGAGTTATTTCCGTTGTCTATCGCATTTGCTATAGGAGCCGATTTAGCTAACTACGCTGAAATGAAAGAGTTTACAGGTGAAGACGGAAAGCCTATTTTAACAGAAGACCAAAATCATTTAGGTTTCGTATTAAGGTCCATTGCGGAGCTTTTCAGGGAAGTCCCAGTTGCTGGAGGTATGAAGTCCATTGAAAGAATAATGAGCGGGAAAGATGAAAATATAAATTCAGTTCTTGCTGATTGGCTTGGTTCTTTTGCTTTAATGCCATCTCAAATAAATAAAGTATTAAAATTGTTTTTTGAAAAAGGAAGCGTTGAAGAACTTAAAGGGGGTACTTGGCAAGACAGAACAGCTTACAAAGTAACAGGCCACAACCCAACAGGTAATAAGAAGACAGACCACTTTGGGCATGATATGCAATCTCCTAAGACTTGGTTGAATACTTTTATTAGATGGGCTCCTGAAAGATCGGAGGAGTTAAATGCCTTTGATGAAGTGTATAAAAAAGACATAGAAGGAGATGGGCAGTTAATTAAACCACCTAATCAATTTCCTACAGGTAAAGGTTTAGTTAGCGGCATCGATATGTATAAGTTTATAGATAATAACGGAGTGTCTTTACATTATAGATTTAATCAAGAAGTTAAGAAATTAAATGTAGATAAAAAGATTATAGAAATTGTTAAGGACAAGAAATGGAGGAAGGCGTGGTTAAAAGGTTCTAAAAAAAGAACAGGCACAGCAGATATAGGCTCTGTCTCTAACCCTGCGTTGCAAGTTTTAAATACGACTTTCAGGAAATCTTATGAAGCGGCAGCTAAGAATATGATGAAGGATAAAAATTTATTAAAAGAATTTATAAGCGAAGAGGAAAACGAAATAGGCACTTTGGATTACAATAAGTACGGACCTCATAAGACCCTCAAGCAAGTAATTGATTCCGCTAGAGGTAAATCCGTTTACACAGGGGAGCCTGTATCAGTAGAAAGAGCTTTAGGAAGAAACGACTTAAAGGAACTCATAGAAGCTAACCCTTAAATACAACGTGTTAATGACTAAGGACTTGCTCTTCTCTCTCAATAATTAATAATATATATCATCATGGCTAACACCTACGTAGACTATACAGCAACAGCAGCACAGCAGTACTTTGCTTTTAACTTTCCGTATCTTGAGGACGAACACGTTATTGTGGAAATCGAGGGTGTAGATCAAACGATCACTACAAACTACACCATTGAAACATCTCCGTCTCAACGCATCAATCTAAGCAATCCAACAACTGCTCTTGCTGGTGGTGAGTTAGTGCGTATAAAACGTAGGTCAGCACCTAACGCGAACCTCGTAGACTTCCAAAACGGATCGGTGTTAACAGAGTCTGAGTTAGACAGAGCGTACTTACACAACCGTTACTTAGCTGAAGAAGCTACTGAAGGTGCGGATTCCGGCTTGAAAGAACTGGAAGGTAGTACGAACTTTAACGCTAACAACAAGCAGATCAAGAACTTAGCGGACGGTACGCTTGCTACAGATGCAGTTAACAAAGGATACATAGACACACAGATCGCAC